GCGGCTCTCACCCGGGCCTCGCCCGGCGTCAGTTGCAGTAGGAGAACGGAATAGCGTGGTGGACCGAGTCTAGTTGCTTGTCCAGTTCTTTCACACGCTTCCGTGACTTACCCCGGCGGCCCTCCGCCGCAAACTGCCTGATGATGTCACTCGCGCTCCCCAGAGCTTTCTTCTTCGAATCCTGGAAGAACAGTTCTCTCTGGAATGGTTGAATCTTGATCGGCTCACGGCTAGCCGACAGGTAATTAAGAGCCAATTCCAAATGTTCTGGTTTCCACCAGTGGAGCATGTCAATTTTAATCTCTTCTCCTGAGTTTCGAATTTGACGCTCCATCAAGAGCTGTTCAGCGGGGCTGATCCCAAACTTGGCTGCATAAGCAACCCTCATAGCTGGGCTCGGATTCGGCACGTGATGATATAGGCGCTCGGATAGTGCTTTCGCGATGAACTGTCGTTTGTGGACCTCTAGGACACCTAGCACGCCATCACAACAGTAGCCGCGGGTCAAGTCGAGCACCTTTTTTGCCAATTCGCCCACAATCGGTGAATCATGGTACAGATACGAATAACTCAGTGCCTTCGCTCTGAGGAGACTCTTCAACTTTGAGTCATTCGAATCAATGTACTGCATTGGTATCAAACACAGATTGCGGACCGCGCGACGCCAGTCATAGGCCATCGCGGGTTCACCCCTCACAAAGGTCATGGAGCAGAAGTCTGCTTGTTCATAGTTGTCGTAACGCTTCATGACCAGCATGACGCCGAGGCATTCAGCTTCGTCGTCGGTTTGTCCGCGGTCCTCAAAAACCCCGTCATCTCCTTCAAACATTCCACGAAAGGAGTGTGACTCGCGGACTAAGTCGTCGATCCCATCGGTTTCGTTGCCGTGGTTCAGGCACAGGAAAGAATTGATCAACCAATTCAACAAGCCGTTCGACGAGCTGGTCCAGGCCACACCGGACATCAGAGTCTCGTCGATTTTTACTTTTATTTTGCCCATGTAGTTCACGTTGCTTCCCCTTATGAGCTTGTTGATAAAGTTCTTATGGGCGCGCTTTCCACTCGCGTGGGCGGCGAATACGTCTCGGAGCATGTGCATTTGCCAGAACCACACAATGTATGCCATGGCTCCGCGGTGGTGGCACTCGAAGGACGAGAAGTCAGTGTTGATCACCTTCATGGTCCCGAACGCCTGTTCTTGCTTTTCGACCCATGTTCTCGGGTCTGTGCCCTTTACAAACCACCGCTGCAACTTCGTGAACATGGCATGGTCCATGGAAGCCTGATATGGGCCGAGGATGGTTTTTACGGCATCCGATGGGGAATTGATAATTCGTGGCGGCTTGTCGGCTTTGTCATAGCCTTCGTACTTGATGAACGCCTTCGAATTACACCATTTCATTTTGCCCGAAATTATTCTCTCTCGTTCTAATCTAAGCTGATCTTTCCTATTTCCCGAGTAGCTCGAGTGTTCCAACCACTCCTCAAAATTCATGACTTCTTTCGGGTCTAGGGTTGGAACATGCTCGAGGACCATCTTCTTCGCAAACTCTACAAAGCGCCTCACCATAACCTTGCTCTTAGGGGGGGGGGTGCTGCGGCCAAATCTATGCACACAACCAACTATTTGGTTCTCGATGGCCGACTTGTCATAATAGAAAGAGGGCCAGGGCAAACCAAGAGAGCAGTCAACTATGCGAATTGGTCCGAAGCAACACACGTTTTTCCTATAAGGGGAGGTGGGTTTTGGGACGCCGAGGACTTCTATGCCGAGCGATTGATCAGGTTCAAAGATCTGAGCTCGGAAATCCCCGACGATCAGCGCTTTTTGGTAGAGTCGGCCGCTGCGCCATGCGGCGCCGACCAGTTTAAATCAGCGAACAACGCGGGGTTGTTGCCGATCCTCGATTGCATGAGCGCTCGAGTGAGCCATTGGGCTTGAATGACGTTGCCTGCATGATTGATGCTTGAGTTCTGGCTCGTGTCTCGGGACGCGGCCGCCATAGCTAGGCTGACCGCTGATTCGACGTCCTTAACATGTGGCATCAGAAAGCGCTGTGCCAGGCGCTTGTCCGCTATGCCACAGTAAGAGTGGTAAAGCACGGCGGACATCGTTTTCGGGCAAATCTCGTACTGGGTAACGAAGATATGGCACAGAAATGGTTGAGCGACACTGGGCGTTTTGTGGGTAATCGGATCTCGTTTGTCCTTGCCCTTGTTGTCTTCGTCTTCTTCCACTGGGTCGCAGTAGACCCTGAAGAAGCGTATCCCATCCTCACTGTTCCTAATGTCCGTGCAGAGCCTGGCGAGGTCATGTGGGTTCGAGAGGGAGGATCCCTCGAAGCTGCGGGTTGAGTAATTCTGCACGCTGATGGGAATTACGCTCCCGCGAGCAGCACTAACGACAGAGTGGATGGCTGCGCGGCACTGGGAAATCGCGAGGTCTGCACGCGTGTTCCAACCGGCCACTAGAGCAGCCCGCCAGTTCTGAATAATGCCGTCCACATTGTCATAAGGCGCGGCGCCATCGCTCAAGACCGATTCATCCTCGCTGTCCGTCGTGTCGATTTCTTCCTGCTCTACATCACGGAGATCGGGAAGCTCCCATCTGCGAATGTAGCCGTCGGACCTGGAGCAATGCCGGATGAGAAAGTCAGCACAAGTGAGCTCGCGATCGAACATGTCGAAGATGAACCTTCGGTATATTTCTGGTGCGGCGCGCTGTTGGTCGGCCCACGACATGAATTCTTCGACGTACTCAAGCGAGATGATAGCGAGGCGCGTCAGCGCTAGGCCAATCAGGCTAGCTAATGCGACCTTGATGCGGGATATTGCTGCTCCGTCAGTGAGGGTCGGGAAATCAAAGTGGCCACGGGCCTCGTAGCCACTGTGTTTCCTCACCTGATTGAGTTCATAGCCCTCGACGTCATGCTTGCGGCCTGTCGGGGGGTCCAGTCTCCCTCGACCCGCTACATTCATGGCATCGCGGACGCCGGGAATGGCAAACATGCAAGACGGCATGGTTTGGTTAATATTGGTGCGCGTGCAGAACTCAAAGTACTCGCGGCGGTCCGTGGAGGGATCGTGTCCCTCCCATGGCTCGGGTTCTTCCTCCCTGCCGTCGCCCTCCGTATTGGTGGTCTGGTCCTCAGGATCGTTGCCGGAAGGGGTGGGCAGCTTAGACGCATCATGCGCCGACATGCCAGCCATGGCGGCGCAGCCGTTTTCGACGCCGTGTTGGGCTGCCTTACGAACCCGCTTCCCGGGCGGGGTGTTTCCCTTTCGACCACATGGCAGGAGACAATCGAGCAAGTAAAAGTAATAGGGCAGCTCAGCCTCCAGCTCGTCAAAGTTTCGGGAAGACTTGTTGACGGCATCAGTGTTGCTGGTTGCATGTCTGGTGATGCCAAGGAAGACGCAGTAACTGCAGGGTAGGTGCTCACCCGTAGTGAATACGCCACGTTCCGCGAGCCAACCCACGTATTTGGTGCGCTTCTTGCGCAGTGCATCGTTTTCCTTCGTGTACTGGTCGATGATCGCTTTGATTTCGGCCTCAGTGGCGTTTGGTGGGAAAACGGGGTCGGGTGTCTTAGTCAAGTGGGCATGGTCGCAGAACAGGTCGCTCGCGGGCTTCTTGCTTTTCCCCTCAGGCTTTCGCGGGAATAACTCGCGCAGGAAGCTGCATGGCTTTCCGGTCCTAGCCCTTCTGATTTGGGCCGTCCTGATGGCATTGCCGAGAACCGGCAAAACGTGCGTCAGGATGTTGTAACTGATGTGGGCCAACAGCCTGACGCTGAAGTTGAGGTATCCCAGCGCAAAATGGATGAGGCCAGCAATCAAGCGGCCGATGGTATTGTTGTGCTCGGACGGGTGTTCAACGAGGATCATGAAGATCGCAACAACGAGGTTGACTAGAGCCTGGTCGAGAGACGTAGCGACCAGGAAACTGCGCACACTCTCTTCCGCAAGTGGCCAGAGAACCCACTTGGCAAAGAAATGGAAGTCCCACCCGATCACTGGGACTTGGCGTCCTCGAATCTGGGCACAGATGAGAACGATGAGGGCGTAGATGCGAAAGATCGGGCTGCCTATGTTTGAGGTGACCGCCCACCAAAAGGGAAAGGTCAGACAGGCCGAGAGCGCAAACAAGAAGATGAGGCCGACGAACGCCAGCTTCCATCCGAGGTCATCGCCCTCCGTGACCTCCCCGTGGCTGGAGCCGATCTGCGAATACCGGGCCCCACGGTGATCGCGGCGGCCCACACGGCCGCTTTTGCGCTCCTTATCGGGTTCCACACCCTGCTTGAACTCCCTGGCTGCGCTACGCGCTCGGGCGCGATTCTTCGAGTTCTTGCCGGAGAGACGCTCCACGTTTAGGAGCTTAGTGTGGACGGGCGTCCGGAGCAGCCTTGCATACCGGCTGGAGAGCTCCACTTGGAGCTTCCGCACGTCAAAGCTGAGGGCCAAGATTTCTTTGAGAGTCTTCTTGGTGTGCCGCTCGTAGTGGTCGCGGCCCAGGATGACTATGCCGCCACAGATTCGGCGGGCGATGCGCGCGCACTGCTCAGCGTGGCCGCGCAAATGAGCTGAGTACGCGCACGCGCGAACGGGCATCCTGGTGATGGTGGCGCTAGCATACTCAGCGGCTCGGGCTCCGGACTTGTGGCCTGGGTACCTCTGGGCAGCACCACCGAAGGTGCGGACAGTGACTTCATACGTGTACCCATTCTTGGCCAGTTCTTTGCGGAGGGCGTGAGCTGTGATGTTCCGACACATGAGGTTCCCAATCAACTTGTACAGCTTATCGTCCTTTTCTTCCCGAGCTCTGGCTCCAATAAGCCGCATAACCTTCTTGACGCCCATGAAGTGCGCTCCTCGGGCGGCGTCGAGCTCCTCGCCCGTCTTGGGCTCAGGCATCTCAATTGGTTTGGGTTGCGGCAGTACGGCGACTGACACGGGAGCGGAGCCTTCCAGCTCAGCCAAACGGTCAATGGCGGCTTTAAGAAGTCTTTCAGTCGTCGGTTCCCTGCGGGAGCGGGTGCGACGCCTCGTCTCAAGGCGCTCAATTTCCTTCGACACGGCGTCACGTTCAGCCTTAAGCGCCTCGAGGTGGGCCAGCATCTTATGCCTTGCCTGAACCGAGGAGCGGTCTTTGCCTCTCCACCGCGTACTCGCATCACGTTCTTGTAGCTCCAATTCCGCAAGCGGGATGAGCCCCGTGACTTGAGGCCTCGCGAGCGCTACGCCATGATCTTCATGGAGGATCTGGCGGAACTCATCGTCAT